CGTTCTTAAACGAAAAAAAGATTGACCCAAGTCAGTTCCAAATGAAAGAAAAGGATTTACCTAAATTGAAACTTCCACCAAATTTCTCATTTGATATTGACGAATTAACACCCGAAGAACAAAGACAACTTGAGATTGAAAAGAGACACGTCATCAACGCATTGATTCAAGGTAAGGGTAAAAGAGGACAATTCTCATACCAAGCATTTAAAGATAGATTAGACGAGATTGATCCAAGATTATATTCTTTATACAATAAAATAATGTCGGCTAATGACTTAATGTATTTCACCCAAGAAGATTTAATTGAAGCGATGGGTGGAAACGCTGCAGGTTCATCTAGTGTTGAGAGTGACGATGAAGACGATGAAGAAGAAGGTGGTGAAGAAGGTGAAGGAATGGATGTTGTTGTTGCAAACGGTGTAATATTCCCAATTTTATTACACGAATTAGTTAAAGGTTTTGCATCAGTCGCATCAAGAGAACAATGGAGAGATATGGATCCTTCAATGGCTCAAGATGTTATGGGTAAAACTGATGTATTCTCAAATGAACCAATGCAATTTAGAGTTGGTGCAGAACTTGTAAGAAAGTTAAGAACATTATTGCCTGATGAATTAATTTTAGACGAAAGAAGTAAAGTTTATATTCCTTTCTTTGAAAGAATCCTTTACGGTATTCCCGCAGAAAGATTCTTAAAAGAAATTATGTCAAATGTTGTGTCTGAAAGAGAGGAAGATAATAATAAAGTAAGAAGAACTTTTGAGGACATTCTTAAACGAGCAAAATCTGATTATCAAAAATATAAAGGTAATGATGATGAAGACGAAGAGGAAGATGACAATGATATCTTATCACAATTAGGACTATAACATATTTAAATAATTAATTAAAACCCCCTTTTATGTAAATAACTGGGGGTTTTGATATTTATAGTTAAACAGTTTTATGGGTTTTACTAAAGAACAAGTAATGTTGGAGTATGTCAAATGTATGAAAGACACTCCATACGCATTAAAAACATATCTACAAACTTACGATAATACGGTGTCACAATATGTTCCACTACAATTATTTCCCGATCAAGTATCTTTGTTAGAGGATTATGATAAATACAATGAGAATATTGCACTGAAATATCGTCAGGCGGGTGTATCAACTGTAACCGCGGCTTGGGTGTCCAAGAAACTTGCGTTTGCTAAAAAAAACAAACCTGAAAAAATCCTAATTATTGCCAACAAATTGGATACATCGTTAGAGATGGCTAATAAGATTAAGTCATTTGTTTCTCAATGGCCGAAATGGGTTGGTGCGGATTTCTCCACTGAAAAAAATTCACAGAAACATTATAAATTAACAAATGGTTGTGAGGTTAAAGCGGTTGCAACATCAAAGGATGCTCTTCGTGGATTTACACCTACGGTTCTTATATTTGATGAGGCAGCATTTATTGAAGCCGACAGTGATTTTTGGTCGGCTTGTATGGCATCCCTATCCACAGGGGGTAAAGTAATTGTGGTATCAACACCAAACGGATACGATAGAATTTATTACGAAATATATGATCAAGCGTTAAGAAATATGAACGACTTTAAAATTACAGAAATGTATTGGTTTAGAGATCCTCGTTACACAAAAGATTTATATTTAGTTAAAACTGAAGATATTATTCATTACCTTCTAAATAAAGAAGAATATACTGAAGATCAGATATTAAGTTGGGAAGGTATTCCATTTGAAACAAGAAATTATGACGATCTTAAAACCATAATGGACACAGGATACAAACCTTGTTCTGATTGGTTTGAGAAAATGGTTAAAAAACTTAAATATGATAAGCGTAAAGTTTCTCAAGAGTTAGAATGTAACTTCCTTGGATCGGGGGATAATGTATTTGATTCAAAAATGTTACAAACAATTCGTGAGAATATGCTTAAAGAACCCCAAAATAAAATGATGGGTAATTCTTTATGGATATGGAAGGAACCGGTAGTTGGACACAAATACATAATGGGGGTTGACGTTTCTCGTGGGGATAGTGAGGATTTCTCAACAATACAAATTATTGATTTTGATGAACGAGAACAAGTTTTAGAATATATTGGAAAAATTCCGCCTGATGTTTTGGCGGAAGTTGCTTATAAATGGGGTAATATGTACTCCGCATTTATTGTAATTGATATCACAGGTGGAATGGGTATTGCCACATCAAGAAAACTACAAGAACTCGGATATAAAAATATGTATGTTGAGGGGGTTGACTTAAATAACACTTGGAAATATAATCCAAAGGGACTTGATAAAATTCCCGGTATTAACTTTAACAATAAAAGGGTTCAAATTATTGCGGCATTTGAGGAAGGAATGAGACATAAATTCAGAATGTATAGTTCAAGATTATTTAATGAAATGAACACATTTGTATTTGTTAATGGTAGACCGGATCATCAAAAAGGACATCACGATGATTTGATTATGTCAATATCAATAGCATTGTATGTTGGAGAATCTTCGTTTTCAAATTTAGAAAAAGTGACAGAACAAACAAAGGCAATGTTGGATTCTTGGACTGTAAGTAATAATGAATCAGTTAAAAATATAATAAATTTTAACCCCGTAATTCCACATATGAATCAAGATGGATTTAGAGACAATTCAAGTGCAAGTAGAAAGGATTATGAAACCTATGGGTGGTTATTTGGGAATAGATAATATTTATAATAAAATATAGTATGGGATTATCAAGTAGAAAAAGATCAGGTAAACTTATTGCGGGTAGTACATTGATAGTACCGGGGCAACCCATTTTAAGTGCGAAAAAATTTGAAATAACATTCTCAAATAAAAAAGGTTCTTTACCCGAATCGTATAGTGAACAATTAACAAGTTCGGGTAATACATCTAACACTTAATTCTATACTTATTAATAAAAGTGATTAAAATTATATAAATAAAATTAAATAGTCAATATGGAACAAAATCAAAATAATCTAACTATTTGGCAAAGATTATCTCAGGCATTTGGTCCGAATTCTTTATTAGGTCAAGATTTACCAACATACAAAGTTGATAAAACAGAGTTATTAAGAACCACAGATAAAAAAGAATACGAACTTGAAAAATTACAAACTCAACAGTCAATGTACCTATCGGGACAATGGGCTAAAATTGAGAATAACTTATATACACAAGCGGTATATTACGAACCAACAAGATTAGCATCATTTTATGATTATGAATCAATGGAGTTTACTCCTGAAATTTCTACCGCATTGGATATCTATTCTGAAGAATCTACAACTGCTGATCAAAATGGTTATATATTACAAATCTATTCGGAGTCAAAAAGAATAAAAGGAATATTAGCGGATTTATTTAATAATGTATTAGATATTAATACCAATCTTGCTATGTGGACAAGAAATACTTGTAAATATGGAGACAATTTTGTTTACTTAAAACTTGATCCTGAAAAAGGTATTGTTGGTTGTATGCAATTACCTAATATTGAAATTGAACGATTGGAGAGGGGTATGGCGGCAAAATCGGTAAATGCTGAAGTTGACCCAAAATCAAAAGGTTTAAGATTCCATTGGAAAATTAAAGATATGGAATTTAACTCTTGGGAGATTGCTCACTTTAGATTATTGGGTGATGATAGAAAACTTCCTTACGGTACTTCTATGTTAGAAAAGGCAAGACGTATATGGAAACAATTATTATTATCTGAAGATGCAATGTTAATTTATCGTACATCAAGAGCTCCTGAACGAAGAGTATTTAAGGTATTTGTTGGTAATATGGACGACAAAGATGTTGAAGCGTATGTTCAGCGTGTTGCAAACAAATTCAAACGAGATCAAGTGGTGGATTCAAAAACAGGGAATGTTGATATGAGATTTAACCAAATGGCGGTGGATCAAGATTATTTTGTTCCTGTGAGAGATGTGGCACAAACAATGCCAATTGAGACATTAGCAGGAGCTCAAAACTTATCAGAAATTGCGGATATTGAATACATTCAAAAGAAATTGGTAACTGCGTTAAGAGTCCCTAAAGCGTATTTAGGGTTTGAGGAAGTTGTTGGTGACGGTAAAAATCTATCATTACAAGATATTCGTTTTGCAAGAACTATTCATAAGATACAAAAAAGTATGATTGCCGAAATGAATAAAATTGCAATCATTCACCTATACTTATTAGGATTTGAGGATGAATTACAAAACTTTACATTAGGTCTTACAAACCCATCCAAACAAGCGGATTTATTGATGATTGATGTGTGGAAAGAAAAAGTTCTTTTATATAAAGATTTGGTTACTGAAATTCCTAACACAATCCAACCAACATCCGCAACTTGGGCTAAAAAACACATTTTTGGATTCTCTGATGAAGATATTAAATTGGATGTCCAACAAATTAGATTAGAAAGAGCAGTTGCCGCGGAACTTACTAATACCCCAACAATAATCACACATACAGGTATGTTTGACACTGTTGATAAATTATACAAAAGTAAATCAGGAACAACTCAAAATGCCGCACCACCAGCTGAAGGAGGTGAACCACCTATGGGAGGAGGAATGCCACCTATGGGTCCTGATATGGGGGGAGGTTCTGATTTAGGGGGTGAAGCTCCACCACCATTACCGGAAAATAAAGAAAAAAATAATTTAAATATTTTGTTAGAAAGTGACGATTTCCACGAGGATTCTTACATTGATTTAGGTAAAGCGAGAAATTCTTTGGGTTCAATGGAAGATGCGTTGAGCAAATTGTTAAGAGATTGATATTTATAAATAAAAACGATTATGAAATTTGGTTTATTAAAATCACAGATAGAAAATATGTTAATTGAATCATATAAAAATGAGTCAATGAAAAATAATATGTTTATTTTTAACGAGTTAGTTCTTAAAAATAAAAACATTAGTAGAGTGTTCTACTTATACGATGAATTAAATTCCAATAAAGGACTTAATGAGTCCGTTGCAGGTGAATTTGTGAATCAAAGCGTAATTGTTTATGAAAACCTAATTAATAAAATTAACCCCAAAGAACTGAAAGAAATTCAAATGTGGGTGGGACATATTCAGTGTGAGAATACTTACACATTGGTTGATGATTTATTCTCTAACAATGTGACGAATTTAGAATCTAAAATTAAAAGTAAAAACACAATTTTAGAAAACCTAAAAACCGAACCAAAGAAAGTAAAAGAAATTGTTAATGTTCCAATAAAAACTATGGTTAATGTTGCAAATAAAACGGCATCAAATTATATTGAAAGTTTAACCGAATCGGATAAAACCGAATTAAAGAAACTTTTATCTTCAGACGATGAAACTATAAAGGAGTCCTACTTCATCCTAAAAGGAAAAGTAATCTCTAAATTAGAAACACTACAAGAAGGAGAGCAAGATAATGAGGTAACTAATAGAATAGACGAAACAATACAAAAAATTCAAGACGAATCTTTTGATAAAGTTGGATATTTTAAGTTACGAAAATTAAATGAGAATCTTTAATCGTTCATAAATTGTTGACGATAAATAGCTCTTTTCTTAACATCTCTTTTAGTGATTGACTTCTTTTTAAATTCTTTTCTACTATTAAGAAAGGAATTTTGACGCGTCTTAATAATCTTACTTTTTAGTTCTTTAAGGGCTTTTTCAATTTCCCCATTCTTATTCACCTTAACTATTAACATTACATTTTTTTAACAATTTATTCATATTTGATATATATCTCAAAATTACTTATTTTTTAATAAAATAAACGAGACAGTATGAGAAATATTTATGAAAAAAGGGAAAACCGCAAAAATTAATGGTTTTAGAACATCAAAAGTAATCTATGGGACGGTAGATTCAAAAGAATTTAAATCACTTTATCTTAATTTACAAACTTGGGCGGAACCAAAAGAAGATTATGAAAATTGGGTGAGAATCACACAGAATATGAGTAGATCAATTAAACATTCGGTGTATGATAACATAGATAAGACACTATTTGATGATAAATTTATTATTGATATGGACTTAAGAACAAGTGGTTTACATATGAAGAAAAAATCGTTTTTAAATCTTGAGATAAATCTATTTTTAATAGACGAGGTGGATTTCAAAGATATAAAATTAAAAAGAAAGTTAAAAAGTATCATCAAAGGAATTTACGACGATGTATTAAATAAAAATGAATATTTTAAATTTTATTTGACAAAAAATGGGAATATAAAAAAACCAAAGGTAAAAATGGAGAAAGTTTAATATTTATATAGAAAACTTTTAATATGAACCAAAACAGAATATTAGGCTTAAATGATACAGGTAAACGAGGGATTCTTATTGAATACGATGCCGGGTACATTGATCCATCAGATAAATATAATTCAGAATTAATTAAAGAATCCAAAAATTCTTTGGATTACTCAAAACCATTTGAGTTCTATGCGGTATTACAAAAATACAATACCCCAAATAGAAATGGTAGATTATACCCTGAAAAAGTATTAAAGCGTGAAGCCGAGAATTATAAAAAAATGATTGAAAAGGGGACTGCATTGTCAGAACTTAATCACCCCGAATCATCATTAATTGATTTAGATAGAGTTTCACATATGATTACTGAAGTATGGTGGGATGGTCCTGTATTATTAGGGAAGTTAAAATTATTAACAAGTCCGGGTTTTCACGAAAGTGGTATATGTTCTACTAAAGGTGATTTGGCGGCAAACTATTTAAGACAAGGAGTGACTTTAGGTATTTCTTCTCGTGGGGTTGGTTCACTTAAAAAAGTTGGGGAACAAAACGAAGTACAAGATGATTTTGAATTAATTTGTTTTGACTTGGTTTCTTCACCATCTACACCTGGGGCATATCTTTTTATGGATAAAAACGACAGAATGAAATTTGACGAAAACCTTGAGGAAGATAAAAAAATTGCGGTAGAAAGAAATATCGGAGATAGTGGTAACAAATCACTTGACTTAATGAAGCGTTTATCCGATTATTTGGATAAATAAAAAAATTATGGAACAAGGAGAAAAATATTTTGTCGCAAAGATTACATCTGATTTATTAGATACTGAATCGGGTAAAGTTAAAAAAGTAAGAGAAGAAAAATTAGTTATGG